GGAGGGAGAGTTCCACCCCAAACCCCCCGGTGGGGCCCCAGTCCCCTTCCGGTGACGCACCTACGGTGCTCTGGCTGGGTTCCCCAGCGCATTCTCAGCCGCGTGCTGTAGCACGCTAATTAACACTTTTTCTCAAGTGTAATATAAAATATTATGATTCTGCTGGGACTGTTTTATTATAAAGCATAGCATAAAACTTAATTTTAACAAGGACTGTTAAACGAAGGTTTGAAGAAGTACCTGTGGGGATAGCGAAGATATCACCCATAACAGTGGTTGCTGGGCTAGCATTGTATACTGCTGACATATTTTCATTGTCTCTAAGGTCTTTATTAGCGACATATCCTTTCATGCGGCGGAAGACAGAGATGGTTCTAGTGTTTTTAGATGAACCATTGTTTTGAGCTGAAATAGCTTTCATCTTGGTATCAGGAATCTGAGAGATATTATCCCAGGTTTTGGATACAGGGCCATCAGAGGTTGAGTTTCTAACATGAAGGCCAACATAGCCGAATTCTTTAGTATCGACTGTATAAGCATTGAAAGTAGCAGTGAGTTTTGCTGCATATACAATATAATTGCGATATGGCGCGCAAGTGTTGTCAGCATTACATAGAGTATCGAAGTAGCGAGGTTGAATACCACCTACAGCGAATTTTGGATCAAATAGACTATTAAGTCTATAATTTAGGACGTTAGCACCAGTTGCATCAAGTGCATTTAATGACGTTTCTTCAGTGTAAGTGAAGGTAGTAAAAAGTCTTTTTGGGAAAGGTTGTCCACGGAAGCCACGAAGTGACTGTCTAAGACCTCTTTTATACGAGGCTCTTTTCTTATTAATGATACGTTTACGTCTGTTAACTTTAACACGTCTATAAGGACGTCTTCTATATTTAATAGATCTTCTACGAAATGGGGGCATAGTGTAACCGAAGTTTTAAATTTTTTTATGGAAGGATCGATCGCGTAAGAAATTGGGAAAAAACGGACCAGACCGTGGTCTAATTTTTTTTTTATTTTTTTTTAGGATAACCGGCAATCCGGGTAAAAAGAGTTGGTTTATTACTATAAATGGTAAAGATGATTATGTAGACATGATTAGAAATTATTTTAATACCGAAGATAATGGTTTATTAATTAATAGGATCGTCGCCGTGCATGATGTGGCGCCTTCTACAGGTCAATTACATGTTCATTGTATGGTTACGTTCAAGAAGACTATGAGATTCAATGCGGTTAAGGCTCTGTTCAGAAGCATCACGAGTGTGCAGGCAAATGTCCAAGGTGCGCGTTCTACTAAGGCAGCCTATAAATATTGCTATGACAAGAATGATAATGATATGTATGAGGTAAATAATGGGCAACAAGGTCATCGATCCGATCTAGAGTTAGCCGCGGATTTTATCAAGGGGGGAGGTTCGCTCGCGGAGGTGGCCTCCGAGTTCCCTTCAACGTTCATCCGTTATCATCGAGGTTTGAAGGAGTTTCGAAGTACGCTTCTACTACCGAATGTTGGAAAACCAACCGTAATTTGGGCATATGGGCGAACGGGATTGGGCAAGTCACGGGACGCAGCACTCCGTTTCCCGTCAGCGTGCAGGATTACAACAATAGCAGCGGGTCGTTTCTTTACGAGTTATGCAGGGCAAACAGCAGTGATCTTGGACGATCTCCGGGCCTCAGATATCAGATTCTCCTTTCTCCTAAATCTGCTAGACTACGGTGCAATGTATGTGGAGCTCAAGGGTTCAGAAATCCCATGGTGTGCAACAACTGTGTATATTACGACGGAAAAGGATCCATTTAGTTTTTACAGTGATGATGTTGGTGATAAACACCAATTATTAAGACGCATTGATTATGTATATCAATATACAGAAGACAGTGTGGAAGTAAGAAAGAATAAATTCAAAGATGATTTTAATTTTTAGATAGTGTGTTGCTTCGCAACCGGGGGACACCCCCGATGACCCCCTACCGCTCAGTCGCCGCTCGGGCTTATTGCTCAGTCGCCGCATGGCTTCGTTTCGCTGGCGCTCAGGGTTTCAGTTTGTAACTGTAACCGAGGTGTGTGGTAATACTTAGGTCACACACCATTGGGGAATTCTCCCCAAACCCCTCTTATGGGGTTCCACCCCAAACCCCCCGGTGGGGCCCCAGTCCCCTTCCGGTGACGCACCTACGGTGCTCTGGCTGGGTTCCCCAGCGCATTCTCAGCCGCGTGCTGTAGCACGCTAATTAACACTTTTTCTCAAGTGTAATATAAAAAAGTTATGATTCTGCAGGGACAGTTTTATTATAAAGCATAGCATAATATTTAATTTTAACAAGAACTGTTAAACGAAGGTTAGAAGAAGATCCAGTAGGGATAGCGAAGATATCACCCATAACAGTAGTTGTTGGGTTAGCATCGTATGTTGCTGACATATTTTCATTGTCTCTAAGGTCTTTATTAGCGACATAGCCTTTCATGCGGCGGAAGACAGAGATGGTTCGAGTGTTTTTAGAGGAACCATTATTTTGAGCTGAAATAGCTTTCATCTTGGTATCAGGAATCTGAGAAATGTTATCCCAGGTTTTTGCTACAGGCCCATCAGAAGTTGCGTTTCTGACGTGAAGTCCGACATAGCCGAATTCTTTAGTATCGACAGTATAAGCATTGAAAGTGACAGTAAGTTTAGCTGCATATACAATATAATTGCGATATGGTGCACATGTGTTGTCAGCATTACAGAGAGTATCGAAGTAGCGAGGTTGAATACCACCTACAGCGAATTTTGGATCAAATAGACTATTAAGTCTATAATTAAGGACGTTGGCGCCAGTTGCGTCAAGTGCATTTAATGACGTTTCTTCAGTGTAAGTAAAGTTAGTGAAAAGTCTTTTTGGGAAAGGTTGTCCACGGAAGCCACGAAGTGATTGTCTAAGACCTCTTTTAAATGAGGCTCTTTTCTTAGAGATAACACGTTTACGATAGTTAGGTCTACGACGTCTAACAGGGCGTCTATATTTAATAGGGCGTCTTCTGCGAAATGGGGGCATAGCGTAACCGAAGTTTTAAATTTTTTTATGGAAGGATCGATCGCGTAAGAAATTGGGAGAAAACGGACCAGACCGTGGTCTAATTTTTTTTTTATTTTTTTTATTTAGGATAACCGGCAATCCGGGTAAAAAGAGTTGGTTTATTACTATTAATGGTAGTGATGATTATGTTGACATGATTAGAAACTATTTTAGTACTGAAGATAATAATTTATTAATTAATAGAGTCGTCGCCGTGCATGATGTGGCGCCTTCTACAGGTCAATTACATGTTCATTGTATGATTACGTTCAAGAAGACTATGAGATTCAACGCGGTTAAGGCTTTGTTCAGTATGATCACGGGTGTGCAGGCAAATGTCCAAGGTGCGCGTTCTACTAAGGCAGCCTATAAGTACTGCTATGATAAGAATGATAATGATATGTATGAGGTAAATAATGGGAAGCAAGGGCATCGATCCGATTTAGAGTTGGCTGCGGATTTTATCAAGGGGGGAGGTTCTCTAGCGGAGGTGGCCTCCGAGTTCCCTTCAACGTTCATCCGCTATCATCGAGGTTTGAAGGAGTTTCGAAGTACGCTTCTACAACCGAATGTTGGAAAACCAACCGTAATTTGGGCATATGGGCGAACGGGATTGGGCAAGTCACGGGACGCAGCACTCCGTTTCCCGTCAGCGTGCAGGATTACAACAATAGCAGCGGGTCGTTTCTTTACGAGTTATGCAGGGCAAAAGGAAGTGATCTTGGACGATCTCCGGGCCTCAGATATCAGATTCTCCTTTCTCCTAAATCTGCTAGACTACGGTGCAATGTATGTGGAGCTCAAGGGTTCAGAAATCCCATGGTGTGCGGAAATTGTGTATATCACAACGGAAAGGGATCCTTTCAGTTTCTACAGTGATGATGTTGGTGACAAGCACCAATTATTAAGACGTATTGATTATATTTATCAATATAATGAAGACACAGTGGAAGTAAGAAAGAATAAATTTAAAGATGATTTTAATTTTTAGATAGTTTGTTGCTTCGCAACCGGGGGAGACCCCCGATGACCCCCCTATCGCTCAGACGCCGCTCGGGCTTATTGCTCAGTCGCCGCATGGCTGATTGCTCAATCGCCGCATGGCTCCGTTTCGCTGGCGCTCAGTGGTTTCAGTGTAACTGTAACCGAGGTGTGTGGTAATACTTAAGTCACACACCATTACTGGGGAATTCTCCCCAGACCCCTCTTATGGGGTTCCACCCCAAACCCCCCGGTGGGGCCCCAGTCCCCTTCCGGTGACGCACCTACGGTGCTCTGGCTGGGTTCCCCAGCGCATTCTCAGCCGCGTGCTGTAGCACGCTAATTAACACTTTTTCTCAAGTGTAATATAAAATATTATGATTCTGCTGGGACTGTTT